CATACGAGGTTGACGCATATATGACTCGTTGCTGGAAAGAAGTGACTGCTTGAGGGTAGCCCCTGTAGTCAGACCAAGCACCTTCTGACCAGTAAAGCGTGTTTGGTCCTGTTGGAGACCAGTTGCCGGGGTTTTGCGGAGGAGGGCTGCCACCTGTGATTGATAAGGTGCAGGTAAAGTTTGTTTGTTCATAGCTTACAGTGTTTCCTGCAACATAGCTTGTAGTGCTGCTCCAAGCTGCTGCTAGTGGTGCGTTGTTGTACAGTTCTTGTATTACATTTGCAGCTGCGTGATTACTGTCAGATACAACCCAATGTGCGGTATCTATATTTGGTGTGCTACCACCGTTAACGGCTGCTGTGCAATAATAGTTAACTCCTAAATAGCTAGCTTGCATATTAGGAATGTAATTAACGCTAGAGCTAAAAGCATCAGGCGTACATATCTGCACTAAACCATATAGAAAACCATCTACTGCTTCTAAAACAATACGTGGAGCTGTTGCACCAGCAGTTGTAGGTGCCGTAGAGCTTATAACATTAATTCTAAATAACGCAGAGTATTCTGCTACGCCTGTAATATCTACGTTTCTGTCAGATGATCCAGATATTGTACGTACAGCAGTCCATGTAGATCCGCCGTCTATAGAACGCTCTATAGCAAACGTACAATTCCATACGCCGTAAGTGTGACACTCCCAGCTACCGTAAATCTGTAACGTGTTAGAATATCCTACAGTAAAAGCTGAACTAGGAGACGCAGCATCTACTTCTACTAATGCTGACGACCGTAATGTAGCTAGCTGCCAATAAGAATTAAGATGAGCTGTCTGAAATATTGTCTGTGCTTTCCAATAAACAGAATTAAATGAGCTAGTGCTTACGTGTGAAGTAATACAATTATAAAGCGTGCTGCCCACTTGTACTGAATTACCTACTTGGTAATAGTTATTTGCTATCCACGCAGGAGCCGTAGCGGCTAGTCCTACTTTACCAAAATTAGATGTGGCAGATATACTAATTTGTGTAGCGTTTTGATCTAGCAACGCTGGTGTTAAAAACTGCACCTGTGTAAACGTCCAATTAGTATCTGTTATACGTGTTAGTTTGTAGACAGGATAATTAGGGCTAGTAAAATATATTACGTCATTTATCTGACAGTAATTTAGTTGCCATATATCTGTAGCGTACTTGTTGCCGGTAATTAGTGCGCTGTACGGGGTGCTTACTTCTACAGGCGTACCACTACTTTGCACCTGCTGTCCGTTGCTGTAAAAGCGTATATAGTTATTACCTAATTCTAGTATGAAAGTTGTTGTCGTGCTGTATATAAACTTAACAAGCCTTACGCCGTAATTTGTGCTGTAGCCGTTCTTTAGTTTTGCCTGTGCTATGTATTGTGTGCCGGGTCTACGGGTAAGCGGACCTTGCTTATAAGGTATCATGTTCTCTATGTGCCTTGCACCAGAGCGATACTTTTCTTGATCTATGCGAGCATCTAGCCTTGGGCTAAATTCACCGCCAGAAAAGGTAACTTGGCTGTCTGTTGTTTTAGCCATTGATAAAATTCCAACGTGAAGCTACGAATCTTGAAGAATTGATTGGTTGGAATCTGTAAGGCTTCTTTTCGCCTGCGTTCTTGGTAATTGCTTGTCCTAATAGCTGCTTGTACGTACCTAGCATACTGGCTGCTGTCTGTCCGCCGTCTTGACGTAAAGCTGTAGCAATCATAGACGCTAGTTTATATGTTACGCAGTCTGCAAATAACGGATCCCAGCGTGTCGTATCCTGATTATTAGAAACATACTTTATAGATGTTTGCTGTGTGTTTGAGTATATAAGCTGACCCATAATCTCATACTCATCTGAACCCATGTTGCCGTAACCAGCATCATTGTCCGTGTTAGCATTTATCGTATCAAGCAATATGAAGTCGCTAGGCAAAGAAAAAGCGTAAGACCAACCAGAGGGATACTGAGTTCCGTCTGGATATCCTCCGAACGCATTGTACGCCGGATAATCAGCTTGTACAAGAGCACCTGAAGTGAGGTCATTAGTAAAATTGCCCGTGGATGTGTATGCGTACTCAGTGGTATATATAGCGTTGCCATAAGAAAGGTATACGTTGGCAGTATATGACGTATACGGAGCCCAAGGGATTGATGCAGGGGTAGGGCTTACTGGGGGCAACGGAGTCTGCGCTACAGGTGTTAAATTAGCCGTAGTAATCAAGCAGTTCCATCGTGTTGCGCGAGCTACGGTCTCAAACGCCAACTGGAAGTTATTGTTACAAGCAATAGCCGACGCATTACTCAAATCTGTTAAAGACTGAATAGCCTGAGCACCTATTTTAGATAGTGCTGAATTTGCAATGTCTGTCGGTGATAGTGTTGAAAACATGGAAAAAGAAAAACCCCATAGCTACGTCGCCACAACGCAACTATGGGGCAGGTTTTAATTACGTCAAACCACTAACCCAATTAGTTGTTATCGATGATCTCGAAGCGGAACACACTGACTGTTCCTGCAACTGGACTACCAATAGTAGCAACAAGTGCTTGTAACCAGCAATCTTCAGACACGAGGTATGGAGCGTATAGCGCTGTACCACCTGTTGTAGATACGTTACCGCTTGCACCAGCACAGTTGATAGCTGTCGAATAACGTACTGAATTTGCAATCCAGTATGTAGTATCCGAGTGTGGAGCTGTCGTTTGTGAGCTAGTAGTAGCTTTGATACAAGTATATGTTTGGTTTGCAGGGCTTGAAGTTGCGTCCAATACAATTTGACCAACAGCATAAACAGTTCCTGAAACCCAAGTTGGAGCTTGGATAACAGTTAATGAATTAGGTGCTGTTTGTGGATTTGGGATTGGCAAGTTAGATGCCAAACCTTGATCGTTATCACCAATCGCTAATGTTAATGTTGTCGCAGGAGCTGTTGTGCCACTGGAAACACGTCCGTTAGGATCGATCATTGCACCAGAAGGTATGATAGCAATGTTGATAATGTCGTATTGTGCTTCGTTACCGGTCCATGTGTATGTTGCGGTAATTCTGCTCGGACCTTCAAGAATAGGGTTGTTTTGTACACCCGGTTGAGTTGTTAACATTACCTGACCAGTTTGGCCCGGAAAGTTGACACCTTGGATTTGATTAGACGCTACGTCTGTATAATAGATAGCCATGTTAGTTGTCTCCTATGTTAATGGTTAAACGGATTCGTCGCAATTTACTTGGACTACACCCTTTTCTTCCATACGAGTCGCATCCATCAAGAGCGCAGTGCGAACTTGGATAGCGTGTGATTGCATAGGTAAGATATCGATATGGGTACGTACGTCTTCGCCTATTCCCATTAAGAGGAAATCTTTTTGGTAAGCTACACAGGTACGGATTGTTGAAGAGCCAGATTGGAAAGGAACCAACTGGGTGCGTACAAAATGGAAGCCCATGAAGTCACGGATTGTACCGTCACGTAATGCGCGAACATCGTTGTAAAGAACTGAGTTAACTTGATCTACGTTAGTGATTAAGTTGTTCAACTCTTTTGCAGCATAGATGAATACGCGACCCTCTTCCTTAACGTCGTTGCTATCCATGATATAGGAAGCTTGCGTTAATTTAGCGAGTTGCAGACCTGAGTTTGCAGATCCTGATCCATAAGTAACACCAACTGTTTGTGAAGAAGGCAGCGTTGTAGCTGTTGTTCCTTGAGCACCAGTGTAGTTAGTTCCTAATAGAGCATTGATTGCAATGATGTCCTTCTGTCTGTTAGCAGCGATAGCATGTTGCTTAGCTGTTGGAGACTGTGGGTCAGGGAGCTGACCAAGAAGGATATGATCAAAGTAGTCGATCCATGTGGTCTTGTCATACGGACGAGGACGGACCCAACGGAAGAATGTAGGAATGTCGGAAGGCTCAGATTTTTGAGCACGGGCTGTAATCTGACGCATTGCGTAAGATTGGTCGCCGATTTGATCGAAACGCTTTTGATTGCCGTTTACGTTGTCTGAAATGTACATCCCAGCCAAGCGGTGATCGGTTTGCTGCGCCATAATTTCGCGCCAGTTATCATCGAACGCCGTCTCGTAGTGGGGAGGTAATGAGAATATTGCACCAGCCATGTGAGTAAGGAATTAATTGAATTTATACGGTGTGAGCCGTACGTGTGTTGTACGTTCGCTCTCCGGTTGTCCCATAAGGATCGGTCATCGAACAAAGTTGTTCGACAGATCGCTGGGTCAGCTTGCGCTGGTTGTCCTCTACTCTGTCTATGGGCATAAAAAAAGCACCTGACAGTTAAGTCAAGTGCTTTAGTGTTATGCTAATTAAATCAAGTTAAAGCTGCTGATGTGCGGCTTGCTTCGTTCCAAGTTGTTCCGTCTGAACAGAAAGTAACAACTATAGCTTTTGAAGCTGTACCTACCACTGTACCAGTAACACGGAATCCGGTAGAAAACGTAATAGTACGTGCGCCACCTGAGTCATTGTTGATTTGTACAACTAAACGTGCTCCAGCTTGTGGGATGTATGCTGCTGTAATAGTAGCATTACCTACTGCTGATGTAGTGTTAATTGCTACGAAACGAGAGAATTGCAGTGTTGGTGCAAGTTCAATCGATGATGCGTATGTAGGAGCTAAACCTGTTGTTCCTGCTCCGGGTGCTGGTTGGCCTGAACCTGTTACCTGTGCTACGAGGTCTGGGTTAGGAGAAAATGCTGTGTTGATAGCCATGATGTTTTATAAGTTGGGGGACGAGGGCTAACTTAGAATACTTTCTGGCACTGTCAACACTTCACCTTCTACAACGCCGTTTACATCACGTAAGCGACCGCTAATGAAGGCATTACCTTCGTAAATAAACTTCTCACCCCATGATTCTGACACATGAATGATGCTGCCTACAGGAGCTATGTTCTTAGCTTTTGCACCAGATGCTACTACTACGGCTCTATAGTGCGTACGTAATGCCTGTGAATAGTTAGGTGGTATAATAAGCATACCTTGTTTATTGGTAGGCTCTACGGCACGAGCTATAAGCTTATCGCCTAATGGTTGTGGTATTTTCATCTAACTCCTTTTGATGCGGCTAATTTACGCCATTGGTTAACTGTTTCTTTAGCCATTTTGTTCTGTGGATGTTGTGCATCC